CAAGTGTGTTACCTATACCAAATGCAGATCCACCATCAACAATTTTAACGTCAGTAATCTGACCTGTAGGACTGATTTTGATGTTGGCAGTTGCGTTCTTACCAGTTACAGAGGTTCCAATACCAACTAAATTAGCGTTGAAAAGTGTCTGAATAGATCCAGATCCATCACCATATCCAAAACCAGCACTAGATATTGCAACAACATTAACTCTATTAAGGTTATGATCTAGTTCTGTTGTTAGTGTATGAGCAGTACCACTCTGTGATTCAATTTCAACAATTCCAACACCAACCTCAAAGTCTCTAATATTCTTGTTAATAGTCTCTTTAGTAAGACTGTTCTGAGGATCATTAACCTCAGTTAAACCAATAGGTGATGGTAGAGCAAAAGTCCTAGTCTGATTTGGATCAGATACAGGATTATCTCTATCCATTTGAGGATATAGACTCTTAACTGGTTGTGCGAACCTCATCTCATCGAATGGTTCTACACTAGGACGGTTAGATGCATCAATTAAAGTTAAGTGATAAACGCCATCCTTTACATTAGAGACATACTCTTGTATCTCGTCCTTCTTATAAACAAATAAAGTGTTCTTAGTTTCAGTTCTAGTATACCTTGGAAGATTTGTATTTCTTGCAGAAGTATCATTATTAAATACACCTGGATCTGTCTTAATACCAACAGTAAACTCTCTTCTAGATGTTCTACCAGTTACCTTATATTCACCATTATATCCAGTATTACCCAATCCAGTTGTATTAAGACCAGATAGTACATTAACAACCTTAACTACAGATCCAACAGATAATTCATGTGGAATCTCAGTAGTAAGAGTAGCAACACCAACTGTTCCAATACCAGCATCCCAAACCGCATTAGATATAAATCTTGGGTTCCTTAATTCAGATGTATTATTAAGTTGAACTGGATCAATACTATTAAACTTAAGAACTTCTGCATCTGTTAATCCAGTAGTAGAACTAGATTCTTGAATAACGAATGAATCAGTTGGTGGTTTTGATAGAACTGTAGCATCTTTAGGTACAACAAATCTAACCTTATAAATCCTATCATCTAGAGATCTAGTATCAGGTTTTCTACTAATAAATGTCCTTGGAGTTGCACTACCTAAAGTTGAAGTTCCTAAACCTACAACAGAATCATAGATCTCGTTATTAATCGTACTTGTATTAACATACCACTGACCAATAGTACTATCATATTGAACAGGATGACCAACATCACCTGATCCTTTATCCGATACTCTAGACTCAATACTTAGAATACCACCTTTACTGTTAACAGATATTGGAGACAAACTAATAGTATCATTTAAAGTCTGTGCCAATTTAACTTGGTCACTATTAATACCAGAAGTAATTGCAAAGTAAACTGAGTTGTGATCTATACCATCAGGAAGTTCACCATCATCACTCATAACCCTAACAGATTCACCATTAATAAACTGATGACTATCAGTTAAAGTAAAAATATTTGAGGTAATACTATTAATACCAATAGTATTTCTACCAACAGTAGTTGTCTTAACAGAACTTACTTCTCTTGTACCAGTACCTTGGGTATCAGGAAGAATTATCCTAGACTTTCTAGTAACTTGATTACCATTAATATTAAAGATTGCTTTTAAATCATCATGAGCAGCAGCACCAAGTCTATAACCTTCTAATACTGTATTTGGTGGGTTATTTACGTTAAATTCATTATATAAGTATAATCTAGATGAATTAGCAACACCAACTGTCTTCTCAACATCAACAGGTAAAAATTCAATACCTATATCTGTTGTTGTAATTTCTTGTGGAGGAATGAAATGTGTAACATATCCTGTGTCATCTCTTGGGAAGGCATCTGCCCTAAATCCTTTACAAACAATCGCTCTCGAACCGAAGTTAGAGTTAGAGTTTGTAATAGAATGGTCACCACCACTCTCTGCTACAAAATGATTAGCATAACCAATACCAAACGTAGATACTAATTGTAAAAACGCATTGTTAGATGCTTTAATATGGTAGTTGGTGTACGAGGGTTTGTAGAGTGCTCTTGAATCTGTGTGTAGATTAGATACAGCATTACTGTCCTCATATACACCAGACGTAGTGTTGTACTTAACAAATGCATTGTCATCTTTTTGAAGTCCTATACCAGTGAATTGGGCAACAACCATAGATTTAAATCCATCTGCCTTATCACCATCAGCATGGAGACCACACATACCATAAACTGATCTTAATGAACAGTTAAAGATATATGGAGAAGCAGATGTAACAGAATCAACAACAACATTAAGTGTTGGTGATCCACTTACAATATTAGGGAGTGCATTTGCAGGAGCAGAAGATACATTATACTTAATTCTACTACTACTCTCTACCTTATTAATAACAAATGAACCATTATATCCACCAACAGGAACTCCTTCAATCCTAATTGGAGTATCAACATCAAGTCCTGTGATTGATTCAGTAATATCTACTGTAATTTCAGTAGTAGCAGTATTACCATCACCTGCCTTAATACTACTAATACCAATATTCTGACCTTGAGAACCAACAATTCTAAATTCATCAATCTTGGTCTGTATGTCTTGACCTGTATTAGGGAAGTCTGGAGTAATGTCTCTTCCACTAGAAGTTCCATACAATAAACCAATCTTCTGATAATACATATCGAGATCAGTTCTCGTTGTATTATAATTTAAATATGAATCGTTAAACTTAACTGGATTAACACCATCAGCATATTCAAAACAAGTTAACTTGTGGTGTGACTTATTAGGTACAAACTTATTATTACCGTAATCTTGATATATTAATGAATTGGGGTCTGCATCAAAGAATGTAAACTGGTTAAAGTAACAAGTACCTGTAACTCTGAATAAACATGTGCGATCAATCGTTCCATCTTCAGGATTTGGAACAAATCTAGGTCTAACCTTAGTCTTTCTAAGATCTAAACCAACAATAGATGTACCACGGGGAATAATAACTCCACCGTAGACAGAGTTAACTTTATAAAGGTCGTTATCATCACTCTCTATATTAAAATTCGTATCTAACGTAAATTCTGTTAATCCACTAGCACCAGATCCACCTCTAGTCATCCAGGTATTACCAGACAAAGGAGCATCTTGAATAGGTATCCAACCAGGACGATTATCTATAGTATGATCACCTGGATATACTATGATTGTGGTTCTACTGAACCTATCGTTGTCCAACCCCTTTTGATAGGAGAATCTCGCAGCCTCAATCAGTGCCCTTTGAATTGTCTTAAAGGGTCTTACCAGAGAGTTACCTTGGTTCTCAATACTATCGGTTGAGTCTATACTAGAAGGATCAACGTAAAGAATATCTCCACGACTGTTCTTCAGAAAATTATCTAAGCGACTAAGACCCATTTTATTTAACTGATAAAGCTTTGTATGTTATATATTTATACCCTCAAGTTCGCAGGTTTTTTCCTTCTGTTCCAATAAATGCTCAATAGTAGTTGCTACATCATTCATTGCATCACGAATTTCCTTCCTACTACCAGTCTCTTGATGGTAATCTCCTTTAGGTGCATAGCGTCTGGTATATAAAGACCATCGCCATTCATTCATGCCTGGCGAGTGCCATATTTGAACTCTCATATACTGGGTTGCTCCAATCTGTAGTGAAGTTTCTTAAGTACTCTATCTTATCTAGCATCTCCCAACTATCTAATACAAACTCTTCGTTAGCAAAATGCAACTTAACTTTAAGTGCGACTGCCAAACGCATAATATAGTCTCTTCTATGATAATCATCAGGTAAAGAAAAGATACTAAACATCATAATATGATCAAGATTACCTTCTTGAATCAAATACTCTAGATAAGTATGTTTTCTACCCTCATTATCACCAGTTTGATGTGGGAATGTATAACCCATCCTATTACAATAGTCTTTGACGGTCAAAGTTTGGAAGTGCAAATCAATATATCTCGTCTTAAATCCCTCATACTCAGCATACATTACAACATTATCATTGTGTTTAATCTCGACCTTACGTGAATGAATATTCGTATCACCCAATTTCCTAAAATATGCACCAGGCCATTTCCTATGAGGTTGACCACCTTTTAATAGAAGTCTAACATCAATACTCATTCTAGTTTTACCAGTTCTATTAGGAGCAGCACCATGAATATGCTCCTGAGTAAACAATATAAACTGACCCTTCTTAATATTGACTGGTTCACAGGACTTCTGACATTCCTCTTGAAGCCTAGGGTAGTCCCACTCCTTACACGCATTAGTAATTTCCCTACTATCCATAAGGTTTACTATTTGTAGAGAGTTACTATCATAGGCATCAGTAAAAGGTAACCATATAGTTCTAAGACCTAAACCATTACCAACCCATTGACCTTGATGGAATGGTAAAACAGTTCCATCCTTATCTTGATTGGGTATATTAATTCGTATATTACCAAACCTTTGTACCAATATCTCACCCAAAGAGACATAATCATTTAAGAGTTTATCAAAGATCTCATAAAAATTAGTATCTGCTAAATCCTTACCTATAATCTTTGCTAGTTCTCCAATCTTCTTAGCAGGAACATACTCATGTAATAAAGACAAATCCTGTACATCAGGATAATGCTTTTGAATCGACCCTAGAGCAATTTCTGACAGGGGATAATTTTTCGCATCATATGTGTATCGTCTCATCGTTTCACATCGTGAGCACATCCATCACCTTTATAGTCATCACTATCATAATATCCACCCTTTGTTCCCATGTATAAAGTTAATGCCACAAATGGGACTGATACAATTATCAATACTGTTGCTAAAATCATAATACCTGAACAACTCCAACACAATCAGGAATATCCATCATCACTTTCTTTTCTATCCCCTGTTTCAGGGTCATAGCACTCATAGCACATGACTCACATGCACCACCTAATCTTACTTTAACAAGGTTCGTTTCTTCTTCTATTTCTACAAACTCTAACCATCCACCATCTGCTTCAATATATGGTATAAGGTCTTCGAGAACCTTCATTACATTTTCTTC